CTGTTTATTTCACCGACTATCCTGAAATCTATGGTGATATCAGAATCCTGCGTCAACTTGCGCCCGGTGTCGATGTACTGAGTGCCCGACGATTGGATATATTCCAATGCGGTATAGCCATCCGGCAGTCCGCTCTGCGCTTGCGCCTCTTGCCATATAAATCTGCGCCTGTTCAAATGCCCTCACCGACCTTCTGCGCCGCCAAAATTTTGTCTTTGAAGCTCAGCTCCCATGTTTCGCCGTTTTTAAAATCCGGCGCAGTGCCGATGTACCTTGTGCCTGACGGCAGAGTAACCGTTACATTGCCGCTTGCCGCAAAGGTTAAGCGCATCCAGCACTCGAAGTCGCCAGTCGGATATGTCAGCGTTAAGGTCGTGACATCGGTGAGGCGGTACTCGGTATTGTCGGCGAGAGTTATGTTTGTACCTGTGGCGTGGGTGTGGGATTTAGGGACAAGCTCGTTGAGAGCATCTTCGACTGTCGATATGTTCGGCAACGCGGCGTTTGAGTAACTAACAGATCCCGCTTCGATTTCGGTCATAACAAATTGCCATCTGGCTTCGTTTTCGTTGATCTTCTGCGCAAACGAAAGTATAGCTTGACCAAACATAAACGTGCCAAAATAATAGGAGTTACCTTGAACGGCTTGAACAATAGGCATCTCCCAAAATACACCGCTTGCTGTATCCGTGGATATCACAACGACCCTTTTTTCGGCGGCAACTGCTGCGTCTATCTGCTCGACTGTTGCGTCGCAAGATGTGACCGTATAATTGCCGTCGTCATCGCTTGCAACCGTCATTTTGATGGCAAAGTCGCCCGCTCCGCCGCCACCGCTTAAAGCCTCGCCGTCATAGGTCGGCTTGCCGTCGGTTTCGGCGAACTTATCCAAGACAGCCTTGTTTTCGTGCGAATGCCGTGCGGCAGTGTTAAGCGCGATTTCGGCGGCAAGGCTATGACCCAACCGCTCTGTGCCGTCCGGGATTGACGCCTTTGCAGTGCCCGTTATCACAGGCGCATAGCCGACTATCTCGCCGTCCGCAAAGGCGACAAGCTGCGCTGCCATGTTGCCCGGCTCGGGCACAACATCGCTCGTTATTTTGACGGTAACATAGCCGTCCGCAGGAGTCAGTAGCTCGGTTTGCAGATACTCGCCAACTGTGGACTCAAAATAGACTCTGTAGCTGTTCGCTCCCTCGAGCTCGGCGGGCACCGGCAAGGCAAGCACGGTAAAATTATTTTCGGCGCGGTAGCCTACGTCGTAGCCACGCGGGCGGCTGTATTCGACTTTTATCGTTCTTTCCTGCATCTTCCTTTACCTCCTCTTTCGCGGGCTCTGCAGCCTGTTTTTCGCAGTCTGTAAGCATTTCGGATAAAAGGTCAAGCTTGCCGATAATCTTAGCAATCTCGACTTTGTTGACCTCTATCTGCTGCATCAGCTGCGCGTTATGTTTTTGCAAGGCGTCGCCCTGCGCTTTGACCTCTGCGATTTTCTGTTCGATTTCTGATTTTGTCATTTTTTCACCGCCTATTTATCTTCGTCTGCAAATTTCAAGCGTCTGCCATTAAACCAAAGATTATCGCCGTTTGCCGTGAGTGTCCTGCTGTAGGTCGTGCCGTCCTGATTTCGCGTTTGGAAGGTTAAGCGCATAACATTATCAAGCTCCGTCCACGCATAGAGTCCCGCCCAGAGATAGCCGGACGTCTCGCCTCTTATTTCCAAGCCCGCTCCCGGTGTCTTTTCGGCGTTCATTTTCGCGATACCCACACCGAGTTTAAAATTCGTCCCGCCGACTATACGGTGATGTATCAGGCTCTCAAACTGGTCTTCCTTTGCTTCGTTTGTTTCAACACACCGCCTGATTCGCGTTTTGTCTTTCTCGACGAGCATATAGTCGGTGTCCCAGCTGTAGCCAAGACTGTTGACGACAGGCTTGACTGCGGAGACGTTATCTTTCGATTTTCCAAATCTAAAGCCTTTTGACGACTGCTCGCCGAGCGTAAACTCAGGTGCGGCTATAGTCGCATACCAGTCGCCGCCGAGTGCGGTTTTATACAGCATTGAGCTGCCAAAGGTCAGATATTTTTTTCCTGTTCCGGTTCCTGTGCCCGCGCCTTGATAGAGGTCAAGCACGCCGCCTGACAAGTCGGCTTTATAGCCGTCGTTGTTTAAGATTGACAGGGTACCGCCGTCAAGGTTTATGTCGCCGCCAGTGATGTTGATGTCGGAAGCTTCGATGTGACCCGTGTCCAAGTTAAAAGAAAACTTTCCGGTCGGCGACGAGAGGATATCCGTAGTGATATAACTCGCAGACATCTTGTTTGCGGCAATGCTTCGGATAACCGCGTCACCGTCTTTTGATACACCGTACTCCCAGTTCGGCGATCCGCTGTTCCAGCCGTTATTGGTCCAGGCATAACCGCCGGCATTGCGACAGTAGATGGTGTTGCTCCCCTCGAGCGTAGGCTTGTCGTGGTAATAGGTTATAACCGCGCCGTTGCTGTCCGCTTTCCGCGTGACATATAAGCCCATGCTGTTCGCGATGGTCTCATTCAGCGCGAGGGTCGCCTGCTCAAAGTCGTTGATTTGCGCCGCCTGTTGAGCGCGGGTCTGCTCAAGTACCGCCTGCTGCTTCGGTGTAAACGCGCCCATTGTGGCATATCCCGACTGCATTGCCGTTTCGCCCTTGCCCTCGAGCTTCGTACAGCGGTTTTGTGACTGCCACTTGACATTTGTCAACACGACTTTCTTCGTCCCCTGCGCCGTCTCAAAGTGCAGAATATCAAGCGGTCTGAGGTGCGGGAAAGAGTGTGTAGTGCAGGACATAGGCGTGTATGTAAGACTGCATCGCGCGGTTTTGAGTTCCGTCACCAGTGTGCTGAGATTCATATCGCTCTGGGCAAGGAGATTGCCCTCGATATTAAAGGCATAGTCCTTTGTGCCCGCGAGGTATTCGGTCTTGTTCTCATCGTTTCCGACAATGCGCACGCCGGAGAACACTATGTTGTTTTCGGCAAAGTCTGTATTGCCGGAAGTAAAACGATCTGACGCTTTTATAACCGTGTGCTTGGCGTTTGTCGCATACCACCCGCCTGTCAGCTTGCCGTCATAGTCGATATACAAGCTCACGCCCATAAGCTCCGCAGCCCAGACAAGCACCTGACGATAGGTCAGATTGTCCGCCTTCGGGCGTTTAGGTATCGACACACCCCGATGCAGCGTGTTCGTTGGGAGCTTCTGCGACACCCCGCACTTTGCGCAGGCATCGGCGACTATCTGATACAGTGTTGCAGGATAGACAAGCTCAGTATCATAGGCTCGGTTAAACTTCGCCATGCGGTCATAAGCCGTTATTTTGATGCTCCGGAGCTTGCGCGGAGGGCTGTCCACCGTGTAATAGCCGATAGGCACTGTCTCCGTTGTCGAGCCCGTTGAAAAGCTTGTAGTGACATACAGCTGTGCGCCCTCGAACACCTTGTCGTCAAACGCGCCGTCGGTATTCTCAAGAGTAAAACTCAGCTCTGACATACACGCCGAGCCCAAATCAAGCTTGCTGCCCGTGACACTTGACCAGTCCACCGTTACCGCGCCGATGATGTCTTTGTCGGTGATATTAAATGCCGTGCCCTTGGTAGGCGTACAGAGGATATTGACGGACTGCACCACATCCTCTCGCAGAGCCGCAAGCCCGGCAGAAGTTATTGGATACATAACATCACCCCTTTCGCGCCACGATTTTAAAGGTCACATTGTCAACAACATTCAGACTGCTGTTGTACAGCGGCGCACTTCTGTTGCCGACATAAAACTCTTTTGTCACATATCCGCCTTCGAGCATATTTAAGTACTTGACCTTTATATACTCCGGGTTGAACATTTTCAGGATCTTGCTCGCGTTCGCTATGGACAGCCCGGAAAACTTAAGCGTTACCGCGTCGGTCTGCCCTATGCGTTTTTTGTGCATGACGACATCTTCGGTACGCCCTGCGTCGCTGGCAGAAGCGTCCTCAAGCTCCCATTTATATCCGTCCTCCGAGTCAGGATATACCGGCATAGTTACGCCGTCCACGGTAGCTATCGGATTGTCACCGGGATTAAAAGCGGTTGCCACTGCTGTTCACCTTCTTTCTTGACATAAAAAATGAAATATGATAGATTAAAAAGAAAAGGGAGAAATTCTGATGAAAAAATTTATTGCTTTACTTATCGCAGGTATTATGCTGATTGGGCTCTGTGGATGCGGCAATTCTACAACCACCAACTCCCCCACTACTCCAGATAATATCAGCAAAGTAGATTTGCCGAATGACCATTACGGCGAGGGAATGTACAAGGTTGGAAAAGACATTCCCGCCGGAGAATACTGGATAATCGCCACAGAAAAAGATTATTCAGGATATTTCTGTGTGTCGTCCGACAGTTCCGGAGATTCGATTATTTTTAACGAAAACTTTGACACTTGGGTTTATGCCACTGTCAAGGACGGCGAATACATAGAAATTACACGGGCAGAAATGTGTCCCTCGGAAAAAGCTCCGGACATGCACTTCAACAGTTCCGCCGTGCTCGAAGGGGTTTATAAGATTGGAAAGGATATTCCCGCCGGAGAGTACAAGCTCGTTGCCACTGAGGCGGGAAACGACGGTTATTACGCCGTGCTGTCGAGTTCGTACAATTACGGCGATAATATCGTTGCTAACGATAACTTCAGCAACAATGCATATATCACTGTCCAAGACGGACAATATTTGCAGATTTCCAGAGCACTTGGTGAAAAAGTGGACTGACGCAATATTACAAAGGAAAAGCCCTCTCGATTGAGAGGGCTTTTATTCGTTTATCGGAATGATTACTTTACCGGCACGCATGTTGACATTTCTAAGCTCGTTTACAATATCACCGCGCTCGTTCATAACGACAATCGTTACGGTTCCGCCATTGCTTCGTTCCATAGCTCTTTCAACACCGCGCTCAACACCCGAAGAAACACCGTCCACAATTTGGCTGTTGTTGGCAACTGCCGTCCTGCCTCCGATTTGTCCAACCATCTCGGGGCCGCTCTCTCGAGCAATAAAGAGTTGTCCGGTATCAGGATATCCGCCGGATGCATACTGCTGTGCCCCGGTAGATCGGGTTTTTACTGTCACATCGCAGCTTACACCGTTTATATTGTTGATGTTATTTTTAAGCTTGACGAGCTGATCCGAATAATACTTCGTCTTTTTGCTTGCGTCATCCATTGCAGCAGACGTGTTCTTAATAGCCTTGCGTGACTGTTCCAAAGCGTCTTCGGCATGTTCGACTTCTTTTTTAAGAGTTCGATATTCCGGACTAAGCTTTTGCGATATCCAGTTCGCGACATCACGAAAGCCACCTGATACGCCCTGATTTTTCTTGTCAAGTTCTGCCGCCTTTTCGTTTAGCTTATTTTGTGCCTCGGCAAGCCTATCTGACGCAACCTTGTAATTGTCAGTCGCCGTCTTGTTGTCAATTGTTGCTTGATAAAAGGCTTTGTATGACTCAGTCAGAATGTCTTGTATTGCAGCCATTTCGGCCTGTTTCTTCAAAGCCTCTATGACCCCGTAAATTGAGTCCTTAGTCTCCACAACTACGCCTTTGGTCTCGTCGATACTCAAATGCAATCCGTCGATATTCATAGCATTCAGAGTGTCGACCTTGACGCGCATCAAGTCCATTTCATAGGCGGACTTATTTGACTTTTCGCTCAGCTGATATATCTCGTCGGTGAGCATTTTAACTGCACCGTACTCCGCACTGACGGTGTTCAATCCCTCTATCTTCTGATTAAGGCCATCCATATTTTCCTTTGTTCTTTGGATGATTGCCTCAGAGGATGCGATGTTTTCTGACAACACCTTATAGGCATCGGAGGTTTGGTAGGTCTTTTCTGCAAGCTCATCTGCGCCCTGTTCAAAACCTATGATAGCTCCCGTGATTGCACCAATTGCCGCGACGACCAGTCCGGCCGGACCCAACGCCGCATACATAGCCACTGCAACGGCAGTAAGTCCTACTGCCATAACCGCAAGTTTCGCTTTGGCGTCTTCTGCGCCCGCGCCGAATGCCTTAAAAGCGGATTTTGCCATTGCCAGCGATGCCACGAATCCCGCCGCGCCTATCATCGCTTTTTGAGTTGCCGACAAACCCGTTCGGAACTGTTTCAAACTGTCTTTGGCGGCGCCCGCAGCTTTCTTCCATCCATAACCTAACGCCTGTGCTGTGCTTCCTCCGGTCTCCTTTATCCACGAAAAGCTTTCAGCAAAAGTAGAGACAACTCTCAGCCCCTTAAAGCTATTCCACACACCTTTTGCGCCGGAGTACCACTTACTCAGAACCTTTACGCCGAAAGCGGCGGCCGCGCCGGCTGCAGCTCCTTTTATCACCGGCTCAAGCGCAGAGACTGTGGATTTCACTTTTTCAAGCTTCTGCTTCAGCTTCTCTGCGCGTTCTGCAAGCTTCGGGTCAATAACGCTGTCAGCGTTGGAAAATGGGCTCTTAAAATTGTTTCCTCCGCTCGATACCGTTGTGCTGCTTCCGCTGCCGTTGCCGCTATCAGATCCGGTATCCGGCGTTCCGAGACGATTGATTTCATCGATGCCGAGCAAAGCGTTTTTATAATCCTTCGCCTTTTTCGCCGCACTGCCGAGGTTTGTGGACACTTGCTGTGTGCTATTGGCAAGCTTGGCGGTGTTTGACGATGTCCGGCTCGTTGCACTCGACGTGCCGAACAATATAGCCATAACTTGCCCGGTTTTTTCGGCGAGAGCGGTCAATCTTTCAAGCAGCGCCGTGACCTGCGGGATACACTGCTGCAAAGCCGGCGCAAACATCGACCCGAGCGCACTTGACAACATTTTTGTCTGAGCTTTCAAAGCAGCCTGCGCTCCTGCGAGGGTGTTCGAATATTTCGCAGCATCTCCGGTCTGGAATGCCGTCTCTCGCATGATGCCTTGTGTCGTGGCTATGCGCTTTTCTGCGTCGGTCAGCGTTGCTGCAGTCTTGCCTATCGATGCCGCGTATTCGTCCCATATAACGGACAGGTTTTTTGTAACGCCGGCGTTGTCGACAAGAATGCTGTTTTCGTTTTTGATACCTTCGGCTGCGCTCTTGATGGCTTCGCCCATCGTCATACTGCCCTGACGGTTAAATGCCGCCGAGTCTTTCAGGTTGGTCAGTATGGACTGTGTCTGCTCGTCGGAATACCCTGCCGCCGCGAGGCTCTTATACGCGGTGTAAGCGTCCATCATCGGGATAAGACCGTCTTTGGTATACGATTTAAGCCACGCTTTCGCGGCGTTCAGGTCTTTTCCCTGCGCGGTCAATATGCTCGACAAGCCCATCTGCGCGGCTTCGTTTTCCGCATATGCGTCCGTCAACTTCTTGACCTCGCTTACTACTTCCCGTATGACCGCAACGGCAGCGGTAGTTTTTATGCCTGTAAAAAGCTTTCCGACACCCGCTCCCGTGCGTGTTGCCTGCTGTTCAAGCGACCCCAGCCTCTTGTTCGCCTTATCAATCTTGGCGTTAAAGTCCTTGGTGTTTGCTGTAATCAGCACTTGCAGTTCTTCAACTGTCATTTTTTTCACCTGCCCTGTGCCTTGCGGCGTTTTTTGATTTGGCATAAGCGGACATCCGAGCTTTGATTGCCATCCACCCGGTTTGCTGCATGCCGAAAGCTGACGGGAACGCCTTTTCAAGCGTAGGATATTTTTTCGGGTCGTTAAACGCGAAAGAATCAAGCTGCCCGAGATTCCATATCAGCTGTAACTGCCATTTACGCCGCTCATTTTCTGCCTTTTGCCTTGCGGATATAAGGTCCTCAACCTCTCCGGCCGACATGCTCCAGAATTCGTCCGGGGTTATCCCGACCGCAAAAGCGCGAGGTTTGAGATCCGCGACCCACTCGGTCGCCGAGGAGAAGATTACTCTATCTCCTGCTCCTCGTCCTCCCGCTCCATGTCCGCTATCTGTTCCGGTGTAAAAAAACCGGACACCTTCATAATGCCGAGGAATGTGTCCGCTCTGTCCTCGAGGGTAAAGCCCTCGGCTTCAAGCGCATCGATGAGCTCATATGTCTTGGGTAGCGTCATATTCGCCTGGTATTTCTGCAGTGCGCCCCAGAGGGTCACTGCAAAGACCTTGGTGTATGCCAGCTTGTCAAGAGCTTCAAGCAGGCTGCAGCCTATACGGTCTTCCACTTCGATTTTTGTCGCCGTCGTGAGCTTGAGCTTGTACTCCTTCTCGCCGGCGGTCAATCTATAAAAAGGTGCATTACACGCAGTAAGCATAGTTGTTGTCTCCTTATTTTAAATTTTCGGCGGAGTTTCCCCCGCCGATGTGTTCTTTAGCCGCCGGACGAGGTATATTCCTCTATATCCGACGATGGAGTGATTTTTGCAGTAAAGGTCAGCGCCTCTGCGATGCCCTTTCCGGGCATCGAAAGTGACACTCTGCCTGTCCATGTGAAACCGGAACCGTCCGGGAACAGCAGAATAAAGGTCTTGTCTGCATCCTTAGCTCCCTTGAGGGTCGCCCAGTTCGTGCCGGTCTTCATACCCTCATAGCCGAAAGTAAACGCCATATCCCCGGGGTCGGAAAGCCCGGGCTTATACTTTCTCTGCGTATTCTTCATCGTGGTCACGTCGATTTTGTCCGATTCGCCGAGCATATCGGGAAAATCAAGCAGGCCGGGAACTTCAGCTGCCGCTTCTGCGCTCGCGCCCATTTTCAGAATCACGCCTATAGAAGTCTGATAATCTTCAGCCATTTGTACTTACCTCCTTATTAACTGCGGTAAAACCGCTTCGTGTTGTTGTCGTAGACTCCGTTATAAAGCAGGACGGTGCGGTATAACACCGTACCGTCCTCCTGTTCGTCCTCAAGGTGGTTAGGACTGCCGCGAAGCAGACCGAGGCGGAGCATTGCATCGTCAACTTGTCTCTCGACCTCGTTTCTGCCCTCCGGCGTCGTCATCCACACCTGGATCTGCACGGCGATCCGGGAAAAATGGTCCGGACGCGAAGAGGATGGCATTTTAACGGAGTTATCCATCTGCTTTATCAAACCGTGCCGTTCAAAACTCTGCGGATATTCCGCAGACCATTTCACGCCCGGTACAGCGAGTGAAAGCACATCATAAGTCACCTGTTCGATATCAACCATTTTTCTGACCGCCTTTACGATTTATTTCCTGCTGTATCGCGCGCTTATAGCACTCGAGTATTGCCTCGCGATTGTTTATAAGCGCAGGATAGAGATACGGCTGCGCCTTTTGTCCGCTTATCATTCGCCAGCCGACACCAGGGATTTTGCCGCGCCACTTGTCCGCCTTGTAATGGATCCCGCCCGGGAGCTCATAAGTATATGTGCCGTTACCTTTAGGACCCGTGCCGAATTCCACATAGGCGGCGTATTCAACATTGGTCAATACGCTGCCGATATGCTTGCTACCCTCGCGCTTGTAGTCGGTATGCAGCGACGCGCGCAAATTGCCGTTATCTACTGGACACAACTCTTTTGCGCTGTTGTTGACTATTCGCGCCGCCTCGCGCGTGCCGTTTGAAATGGCGGTATCGGCGCCGCCGAGCTTCGCGAGCTTTTTCGCCAGCTCGCCGAGACCCTTAACTTCAATGCTCATCGGCTCACCGCCTTGCAAAGATACAGCGTGTGGCTGTCGTGCGGCTGGATCTCGGTGATTCGGTAATAAGTGCCGCCGTATTTCACATAGTCTCCCTTCTCGACAGCGAGCGTATCGAATGTTGAAAAGGTGGCGTCTCTGTTGCACTGCAGCCCCCATTCCTGCGCCTGCATAGCGTCGGTAACGAGTCGGAAGTTGACAGTAAAAGAGCCCGCAGGTGTTTCTGTGGGCTTCACTGTTTCGCTACCGAGCGTTCCCGTCTGTTTGACGGCCTTATAATGCTCGACTGTTTTGTCCTGGAATACGGCGCGCTGTGCGCGTCTGAAAGCGTCGGGGATCTTCACCAGAAAAGCCTCCTCCACTCATTGAGCATCGCCTTTTCGCTGTCGCTCAGCTCCGCCGCCGTGGCGAGGTCTGAGTCGCTGTGCTTAAAGCTCACGCTCTGGTCGCCGTCCGTTATGCTCGCGACGGCCTGCGCCGCATCGGTAGAGCCCGGCTGCTGCGTGCGGTAACGCTGCGCGGCTATCTCCGCCACAAGCAGATCAAGACCGGGGACAAGCTCATGCCGCTTGGTATATCGCAATACCTTGGACTCGACGCTATCCAGCAGATACCGGGCAGCCGGCAGCGACATTTCCTTACCCAACATCACGCGCATCCGGGCTATGAGGTCGGCCTTGCTCTGCTCCGTCATATCAGCCCACCAGCCTTACAGTCATGTCGCTGTCAAGGGTCTTGACGCCGTACAGGATATCGAAGCTGACGCGGTCGGTCTTGTGCTTGATGTCGTAGTCATATACGACTCTGATAGCAAGACCGTTCTTGCTCGAGGCAATAGCCGCATTATTCGCGCCCATAGGCAGCTCAAGCTGACGGGTAACGAGTGCAAGGCCGTTGCGGTGGAATGCGAGGGAATGGGTCGTTTTGACGAGATATACCGTAACCGCCGCGTCCGAGGCAATAGTGCGGTGGATAGGCTGATCTATCGCGACCTCAGCGACCGCGCCGCTTGCGGCAGTTGCATCGGCGGCAAATCTGTAAAGATAGCCGTCGAGGATAAAGCCGTCGCCCTTTTTAAAGGTGCCGGTCGTCGCAGTGACATCCGAGAGTGCGACCTTAGTCTCGCCGGCGGTGCAGGAGACCTTTGCAGCGGTCGCAGTACCCGCAGTTGCCGCGAGGGTATCGGGGGCATTCTGCGACATATAGGTGTCAAGACCATAAATAGAGCCGAGCTCCGCCGAACGCAGGGCGTCGGAGTTGCCCGCGTATGCGACCTTTGAGAGGTTATCCGTGGTCAGATAGCGATACTTGTGCGTCGGGTTGACGAGCAGTCTGCGCTGCTGTATCGGCACGCCCTTGAGGTCAAACGCCTTGGCAATGTTGGCAATGTCCTTGAGGTCGGTCGCGTTCGCGGTGCCGCTCACGGTGTTGCCGGCATTCGCGATGCCCTCAGCAATAATATCGCTGTCGATAGCCTGGGATATGGCCTGCACCGCGGGAGAGATGATCTGCTCAGAAAATGACTTGATGTCGAGGGTCATTTCCTTGGAAGTGACCGGAACGGTGACATCGCGGAGATGGTCGAGGGTCGCCTCGACGCCGCCCTCGTTCACGTTCTGATCTACGGTCTCGCCGACGAAGTTCTTCGCGCAAAACTTCGCGGGCTTGCGGATGGTGATGGTATCACCGACGTGTGCGAACTCCTTGGAATAGTCCTTATGGACAAGGTCGGCAGCAACGAGATTGTTCTCAAGCACCATAAGAGCCTCGTTCGCGACTATCTGAGGAGTCAGAAATTTGTTTGACATTTGTTAAATCCTCCGTTTTTACTGATTTTTGCGCCAATTTACATAATCGGCATAGTTTTCGGGGGCTTCGCCCGGTTCGGGGTCTCCGCCGCCGTGGTCGGGGTCTCCGCCCCTCTGTCTGGTTTCGACTTTGTCAAAGAGATAGGCGTCGCTTTCTCTGATTGCTTTGAGCTGATCGTCAAAGCCCTCGAGCTTGCCGTCTTTGTCGAGCTTCACGCTGCCGGGCGTTATCAAAGCTTTTATCGCTCTTGCGTTCTTGCCCTTGGCGGCTGTAATAGCGGCATCGATAGCGGAGTCAAGCTTCATAGCGGCGATATCGCTATCATACTTAGCCTTAGCCTGCTTGTTCTCGTTCTGCAGCTGTGTAATCGTAGCCTGCAGTCCGGCGGTATCAACCTTTTTGAGCTCTTCAAGCTGACCGTCCCGCTCTGCTATCTGACCCTCAAGGTTCTTGACCTTGTCGGACTCGGCGCGAAAATCTGCTTTTGAAACAAAGTTCTTGCCGATATAGCTCGCTATCTTCTTGTCGATGTCCTCGGTGTGTGCGTCGCCTAAAATGTCTTTAAGCCAGTCCATGTCTGTCCTTTCCCGCGCTCCCTTTTTACTTGGCCAGTCCCAATATTGCGCGACACCATTTTGCTCCGGGTGGCGGATAAATTTGGATATAAAAACAGCGCTTTGCATTTGACTGCAAAACGCTGTAATTATTATGTTGTGATATGACAAAACCGCCTCGCTTTCGCTTGGCGGCTCGTTATTTATTATTGATCCTCTTCATCAAGAGTATCAAGAGTATCTTTTCCGAAAGCTTTTATATAGCTCTCGGTGAGGTCTTTTATGATTATGGGGGCTTCATCTTCGTCCAGTATTCCGTCGAGGCGGCCTTTGAGCAAATCCTCATAGTAGAGATAGAGCTCGTCGCTCATAGCTCTTGAAAGGTCGTTGTTGTCCACTTCCCACTTTATCAGCGGGAGCACCGCGTTAAGGCGTTCAGCCTCTTCAAGGATATCCTGATCGAACTCCGGAAGATATGAATTTTCGAGAAGTCTTCCCGTTATTGGCGGTATACTCGTAATCACACGACTTTCAAAAATTTCTGTTGCGCCCTGATAATCAAGGTCGTATTTCATCTTTTTCTCATCCTTTCTTTCCAAACATTGCCTTCAACCCTTTTGTTTGAGATAACATTCACTTCAACATCCGGGTATAGTTCTTTAAATTGCTGCATCACCCCTTTACAGCTATCACACATTCCACGTTCGGAAAGCATACATATCTTTTTAAAGGGGGTTGTTTCATACAAATCAGCAAAGAACTCGAAGAGCTTTGCCTCAGTATCATTGTGGGTTCCTTCTCTTATCGTTCCATCCTCTCGGCGAACAGCAATATATTTAAAACGTCGTGCCTCTTTTAGTAAAACCAATTTTCCAGTTCCTTTATACCCACTGCTATCTGCTTTTGTAGATACTGCACTATGTGCATAGTACATATTGTCAAAATCATCATCGATATATGCTCCGGCAATGTTTCCGCTTCTTTTGTATTTGCTCGTGAACTGGAGTCTTTTTTCATAAACGACCTTTTTATCAAACTGTAAGATTTCATCAGTAGAGAAATTGCCTGAATCTATCTTGTATTGATTCACAAAGCGGTATTGCCTTTTAAGCGTCTTCCACTTTTCAGAATCATTATACTTTATTTTTAAGAATTCATCAAGAGAATCCGGCACATTTTCTTTCAAGACTGCCGAATATCGCTCGAACTGGTCTCTGTTGTAGGAGGACACCTGCGTCAAAGTCTTGGGCGGGTAATATTTAAGCTTCCCGGTAAGAGGATTTATATTATCCGCAAGCCACTCTTCATATGTCGTTTCCGCCGGAATAAGCACGGTTTTCCCGGTCTCGGGATCCAATGCCCGGCGTTTGAGTTCGGCTCGGTTTTGTCCCTCTATGACTGCCGTCGTAGTACAACGGTCATTCGGATGGAGCGGCGGATAGTTTATGCCCTCTTTCGCTTCGGAGACCGGAAAAGTCTTGCCGTCCAAAGCGCCGCAGACATCACAGGTGCGCCCGTCAAGGGTGGCGAGAAATCTGTATTCCGTTATGCCTTCCTCTTCGTATGCCTCCTTTTCGGCGGCGTTATGCACACGGTTTGTCTCGGTGCGTATCAGCCGCATCGAGCTGTACATTCCGGACTGCATCGCGTCGGCGAGCTGGCGCGCCATTACCTGCGGACCCGCTCCCGTCATAATTCCACGCGCCACAATACCGTATGCGCTGTTGGCAAGCGCGGATGTGTTCTGCCAGATACGGTCGGAAAAATTCGCGCCTTTCCATCGGTCATTTACTATGGTGTTTACGGCGCCCTTCGGCAAAGCTGAGAACTCAAAGCCTAATCCCGTGCCGATCTGCGTGTCATATATGCTGCGATAGTATGTATCCCCGCTCACATCTTCAAGTAGTCGCTTGAGCTCCCGCTTCTCCCGGTCGGCAAGCAATGCCGTTTCCGTCTCGATATTGGCTTTCAAAGCCTCAAGGCGGTTTATTCTCGCAGCGTATGCCGGCGCATTGAGACGGGCAAGTGCTTTTCTCTTTATGACCGGGTCTTTTATGTTATTGAGCTCTTTGCGCAATGCTTCCAATTCCGCTTCTGCTTCTTTGGTATTCAGCATCCGCCGAGCCTCTTCCGGCGTCAATTCACCATTTGCCGCATAACGCGAAAATATCCGATTTATGCGGGCGTCGAGGTCTTTCTGCGCCTTGGCGTATAACTTGACTGTTTTTGTCTTTATAACCCGCGTCGAGGCACGTCGGGCATATTCCTCGCGCTGCAGTGCCCGCTCCTCCCAATAGAGATCAGAGCGCATTATTCATCATCCTTTTCGGAATCGTCCTTGTCGTCATCGTCGCCGATAAACATCTTTGCGTTTTCCTCGCGCTGCTTCTGCAGCTCTTCATACGCCTGCGCGACATCGTCAACAAATGGGTGCTTTGCTAAAAGCATCTTATCGGGCACAAGCCCCTGCGATTTCTGAATTATATCCACCGTCTCCGCGTCATTGACTATCATCGACTTGTGGACATCGTATTTGATAAGTGTATAGTCATAGTCGGTACCGTTCTTCAGGTTGATATCCTGCGTAATAAACCATGACAGCTCTTTCAGCATGACCTTTAACTTCGAGACAAGCGGGTCAGCCTTGAGGTCAAGCAGGGTGTAGCGGAATTTCAGACTGACGCCTGACGGCGCGCTGCCGAGCTTTTCATCGTTCATATCAATACCGCGCCCTATATGGTATATGTCCCGGCGCAGCATATCGAGCCAGGCGAGGCGCTCGGTGACATTCAGCGTGACCTGCTCCGCGCTTATCTTGCCGGACGGATCGCTTATTGACACTGCCTTGTTTATCTGCAGCTTCTGCTGTATCGCTTTTGCAGTCTCTCCGCCGTATCCCTGTATCATCCAGTAGAGCTCGACGAGATCTATCTGATTATTCGTCGACGCAGAAGATATCAGGTTATATGCATCAAGTAGCCCTTTGATGCGCGAAAGGTCGGTCTGATGCGCAGAGTTGTTATAAAGCGGAACAAACGGGATTCTTCCCCACGATTTTGCCTCAACCGAAACGCGCTCATCGTTGATTATCTGCTCGTTATACCAGTGCGGGCTGTTGCTTTCGAGCACAAACTCCCCGGCATCGTTTTCGACATAGCGTTTTACCCCTGTCGCAGTCCACCACTCTACCCGCTCCCGCTCCGTCTCTGTGCCGTTTTGCACGACGGTTATTTTATAGTGGCGGAAAAAGTCGGTAATCACCTGCTGATAACTCATATCGCGGCAGGCAATACATTCCGTTGTTGGGATAACAACAAAACAAAGCTTGCCGGCTGCCGAGTAATAGACATGCAGCCATCCGACGATACAATTCGACGCATTTGTCGCGAGGTCGGGGAGCATGTCCACAAAAGCCTCGTCTGAGGTCACTGCGGTGACTGCGTCCTCAAAAGCTTTCAGGCTTTCATCCACACTGCCCGCTCCGTCATTTGCACCCTCGACGGAGACGGAAAGCGGCTTGCCGAGGATGTACGCGACCTTCTGGTCGACCATCAGCGCATGGAAATTATGCACATTGTGGTGATTCGAATTGTTTTCGTTGATTATCTTAACGCCGCCGCGCTTTATGCCCGCCGGGCTGTTTTCGTCTTCTTCGTAAACGACCGTCTCGCGAAAATCTTTCTGCAGAATGTCCTGCATACCGCGATAATATCGGAGCCCCTCGCATGCCGCCAGATACTCCGGGTCTTCCCGCGCATTTTTAAGCACGGTTTTGATAATCTCATCGTCCGTAGCCGTATGGTGATACGCGAGCTTTTCTCTTATCAAGTCCATATTGTTAATCATTAAGTTACCCTCACATTCTGCTGGTCGTTCTCTGTGGCGTAGCGCGTGGCGTCAATCGTGTGGTTGTCTCTATCGGGATAGTTCGCTTTATAGTTGCCGTCCTTGTCCCGTTCGAGTTCATATGATGAAAATTCCCGCGCCGCGTTTGGACAGCGGGCGGGATCTATTATTATTTCGTCGAGGTCGCGCAGCCATTCTATGCCGTGCTTCACGCTGTCCGGACCCTTGCGTGCGCCTCTGACTCTCAGGCCGTATTCATACATATCCGCTATAGACTTCGGTTCGGCGGAGTCTGCGATAATTTCGCCGGCAACTCCACGAGATTTTATACGGTCGGCGGCCAGTCTGTTGCTCATGCCCGCCGCGTATATCTCGTCGTATATGTACAGCCGCCTGCGCGGCTTGTCATAGTTGCATGATATAAAAACAAACGGGTCAACCGCATAGCCCCAGTCTATGCCGCGCCTGATACGGTCAAACCGCGCAATCTCTTCATTGCTGATGGGTCGGATAATGATGTTCCGGAATACCTCGCCGCCCGTGCCGGTGACTTCCCCGAGGAACTCGTGCCTATATCGCTCCGGCGAGTGTTGCTTCAGGTGCTCCGCCTCCAACAGCAGCGGTGCGCCTATCCAGTCCTGCGGCACAGTCAAATATGTGCTGTGATGTACCAGGCGGTCGGCGCGCTCGACGCGCACCTCATCATTCACCCATGCCCTCAGCGATTCGGGGGGATTGTATGAATAAAAAACATCGAATTTACTGCCGCCGCGCATGACCGACTGCAGCACGTTATCGGTTTCCCGCATCCCGGAAAACTGATTCCATTCCTCGAACCAAATATAACGAAAATAGCCGAACGGGATTTTTATGGACTTGACTTTCATCGGATCGTCAAGACCGCGAAACATAATCGTTTGCCCGCTCGGCAGATATGTGATTTTCATCGGGCTGACCGTCGCTTTAAAATACTGCGACACGCCCAGTTTATCAATAGCCCACAGCATTTGTGCAAAAACGCTGTCCCGCAGCGTGTCTGCAATTTTGCGGAACACGATCGCGTGCGCGTCAGGGTTTTTAATGATGCCGCAGACAATTTCAAGCGATATATAGCTGCTCTTCGTGCTTCCGCGCCCGCCTTTAAGCACATAGTGCGTATGCTGCCCAGCACACACATCGCGATGCACTTCATAAAACGACGGCGCGATTATGTCAGTAAGCCTGACGGCCATATTAGCCGCCTCCTATATCGTCGATAATCTGCGGCGCGTTGACGGAGACTTCAATTCCATCCTTAAACAGGCTAAAACGCTTGCCAAGCAGCTCCGCAGCCTTCAGGCGCTCTTTTTCGTCCGGCGGCTTATCCAGCACCTTTGCCGCACTGCAGCCGTCGCCTTGACCTTCCACAACTACGACGCTCGCCGTGCTGTCTCCGCGCATCACGGCGGTGAGGTACTCCATGACCTCCTGCGCGTCGGCTATCTTTTTAGAGCTCAGCTCATCGAGTTTTGCTTCGATGTAGGCTTTAACATTAGCATTTGTTAGCAGCCTTGACGCATTGGCTCTCGCAGCATCATCCGATTTTATCCGTGGATAAGCAGCCTTGTATGCTCTTGTCGCGTTGCAGTCGACGATATACTCATCTGCAAACCGCCTTTGCTTGTCGGTCATGGGTTCACCTCCTCGTATACCGAAAAATATTTTGCGCACATTGGCTTTTAAAAAAATTTTTTCAGATTGCTAATTTTTCTTTTTATTACAATTTAAAAGAGTTGTCAACGTTAATTTTATTTTCTCTGTTTCGCAGCAAATTAGCATCCAATCACATATTATTCTCGTAAAAAACAGATATAGACAAAGCCGGTGCGGCCGTTATAATATAGTGTCAAAGCCGACGAATCTATAGTTACAGTAAAGGATATATTCGCTTGCATTTAAAATAAAACAACGATGATTCCACGATTCCGCAAATCAGAATTTTATAAAAAAAGTAAAAAAATGGAATATTCTGTCGAGCTAATGTATATTCCTGTTTTATGTGCGCGTTCCCGCGCATGGCCGTATATATCAAAAAAAAGAAAAGGGAGTGTAAAGACATATGCTATTCCAAAAAAGTAACATAACCATTACCGTCGTTAATTCGAATATCGACTCTCTACACACCTCCTGTGAGTCATCGTCTGCGGCTAAAACGAAGAAAAAGAAGTCGCACGAAGTCACTCACATTGTTCTATCCTTTACAGCGTTATTCCTCGCGATTTTCGTCGCATATTCGGCTTTTAAGTCGGACTCACAGACGGTCTCTGTCCTCGCCTTGGAAGTATTAAAAATTCTTTTAGAGCAAATTTACAATTCACAAACATAAGCCCCGCTATTTATGACGCCGCGGGGCAGGCGTGTGTGAAAGGGGGACATAAAAATAAAGAATAGAATATCGGTAACATTCTTCATCCTAATGCTAACAGAAATGAATTCCTCATTGTCCTCAACTTTGCCGAATATAGCGATAGCAAATATTGCTACAATTCTTAGCGGTGTTATTACCGCCAGTCTTTGCCGCCACATCTTCCCATGTCAGTCCATCGATAAAGCGCAGCGTGAATATCTGCCGGGTCAGGCTGTCGGGAATATCCGATATGTAGCGCTCAAGTCGGCTGCGCTCATATATGCGCTGCTCGATTTTAGCCTGGATTATAGCTTCGAGATCCGTTATCTCCGCTATGCAGCGTTCAAGCGCAGGCTCAGGGTTCGGGCTATGCGGCATACCGTCGTAGTTCGGCGACCTCGGACAGAGCAAATTTGCCCGCAGTTCCGCAAGCCTCTCACGGTCAAGCTCTATCTCCTTGTCAAGGTAGTACAGCTGCGACAACTCTTTAAGCGTCATTTAACAGCCTCCTCTCGGGTTTTGTCGTGCTTTTCAATCTCCGGCTTCAGACAATGCCAAAACGGGCACAAAGGCTTTTCTCCGCCGGTCTGGACGAGAAACACACAATGCTCATCCGGACACATCTCAGGCACTGATGTCACCAGCCTTTACTTTCTGTATTCGCGCCTTAAGTACGCGCATGACTGTATCGTGTGTGGCTGCCCGGTCTCTGATGGCTGCCATAACATCCTCATCGACTCCGCCCTGCACGACGAGATAATGGACATACACCTTGTCATACGGTGAACCCTGACGCCACAGGCGGCATTTACCCTGATCGTTCAGTTCGAAGCTCCAATTCGGCGTAAACCACACGATATGCCTGCCGCCCGCCTGAAGATTAAGCCCGTATGCGCAGCTGCTCGGATGTACAAGAAGCACATCAATTTTGCCGGCATTCCACGCGTCTTCATCTTCTGTCCCTCGGTATACCCTCACCCGCTGTTTGGTCTTCTCAAGTGCGGCGAGTATGCGGTCGCGGTCGTGCTGGTAGCCGTAGAACGTGATGCACGGTTCGCCGCTCAGGCTCTCAATCAATTCGAGATATGCCTCCAACTTCGCGTCGTGAATATGTACCACCCGGCGGTCATCGTCATACATAGCACCGGCGCAGAACTGCTGCAGCTTTCCTGTCAGCACAGCTGCCGTGTTCGCTGTTATAACATCCTCGTTGATTTCCAGCAGCAGGTTCTTCTCAAAATCGCGGTACGCCTTTTGAGCTTTTGCATCAAGCACCACCGGAATCTCGTGGATTATGCAATCCGGCAATTCGAGATAGTCTTCCGCCTTCATGCTGACGCAAATATCGCTTATAGCGGACAAAACTGCTGTTTCCGCATCGCTCTTGGGCTTATAGTCCGTAAAGTGACCGCCGTGCGTGTTGGCGTCGAAGTATCGTGTCCTGAACTGCGTGATGTTTTTACCCAGCCGCGCGCCCTGGTCAAGTAACCAGACCTGCGCCCACAGATCCATTAGGCTGCGTGATGACGGCGTGCCGGTAAGGAGTACCGTCTTTTTGAAAAATCTGCGCACAAGCTTTAAAGCCTTGAATCTTTTGCTGCTGCCGTTTTTGAAGCTTGTGCTTTCATCAAGCACCACCATGTCAAACGGCCAATCCTGCTTGTAATAATCAACCAGCCAGGCTGTGTTCTCCCTGTTGATAACATATACGTCAGCAGGTGTATTCAGCGCGCGGATGCGCTTCGCGCTGGATCCAAGAACAGGAACTACGCGCAGATGCTGCAGGTGATCCCACTTCGCCGCTTCCTTGCTCCACGTGCCCTCCGCAACCTTTTTCGGTGCGATTACAAGCGCCTTGCAAATGCTCCAACGATAGTACTTCAGAATGTTGATTGCGGACAGCGTTATGGATGTTTTGCCGAGTCCGGGGCGCAAGAATAAGCCGACAGCCTCATCATTCACTATGCGCTCGATGCAGTATGCCTGGTAGTTATGCGGCTTATATTCCACCTGCCTGCACCTCTCTTACGAAATCGTCTGCTGCCTCCCTCTTGTCAATCAGCCGTACCGGAAAGCCGAGAGTGCTCAGCTCCTGATGCACATGCTCCTGCAGCTTTCGTGCCTTTTTGCCGGGGGCTTTAAGCTCCACAAAATAAATCTTTCCGCCCGGGAGAAGCACAATCCTATCCGGCATACCATTTTGGCCGGGGCTTGTGAACTTCAGCGGCCAACCGCTCAACCGCGTTTTTACCGCCTTGCAGAAGTACTGTTCTATTTCTTTCTCAAGCATTGTTTCCCTCCTCCGGCAGATACCAAAACCAATTTGTCTCACTATCCTCATTTATGAGATGGAAGGTTTTCACACCTAATTTAACTCGAGCTTCTTTGAGCTCGCGCTTACTGTACCCGAGCTCCTTTGCTTTTGCGCGTATCGTGTCGCAAAGCACCGGATCTGAACTCGAGTCAAGCTCATTTTTCAACCATTCAGAACAAGTCATTTTTAAGCTCCTTTCGCGCGTCGCGTGTACATGTACACGTAACATGTACACATCAGGTGGATTAGAGAGTTTTTTTACTCTCTAACCCTCTAATTTACTAATCTTTAGTAATAAATGTTAGATTGTTAGATTTTTATATAAATTATTGATTTTCAAGGATTTTAGCTCTAACAACCAATTTAACATTCTAACAAAAGTGCCTTTTTTCAAAAAAAATGTTAGAAGCCGATTTTCTAACATTTTAAGCGCAAAAACTATTTGTTAGCGTAAATGTTAGTCTGTTTGTTAGACTTTTATAAAGCCCCTTTGTGTTCCATATGTCCCGCCAAAGTGCAATGTGATTGCCGATTTTTTCCATCCATTCGTTGCGGAAACAATCGCGTTTATCTCGCGAGTATCGGCGTTCTTCATTTCCTTTATACTTCCATCAAGTGCTTCACACCAGATTTCGAGCGCGCAAACTCTGTCACGTGGAACAAGGCTCAGACTGTCGTTACCCACGGTTGCACCGCTCCAGAACATACGACGTTTGTCCAACGGCCATTTGCTCCAATCCTCCGGCACTTTGCGTTCGAGGAACTCACGGATAATACCCTCTCTGCTTGATGTCTCGCGGTGCTCTTCCTGCTTGGCTTTTGCGGCCTCTTCTATCGCTCCTGACAGATACAGCGGTTCTCCCGCCTGCCACCGCACAAGAGCCTCAGCCCATATCTGATCGCGTTCGTTGTCAAGATCCTTCCAGACGCTCTTTCGGTGCTGCTGTTCGCCCGTGTCTATCGGCCAGAAACGGCGGTTGCCGGTGGTGTCCTGCAGGAAGTCGGAGTTATTCGTCGTGCCGAAGAATATACAACTGCGCGGCAGTTCTTTGACATTTCTCCCGTATGCCGCTCTGAATCTGTCCGCCCGAAGGCTCAAAAACTGCTTAATGCGGCTGACATCTGTACGGCGGAAAGCATCAAGCTCCGATACCTCCACAAGCCAAACTCCCTGCAACAGCTCCGATGCCTCTTTGCCCTCAAAGGTGCGTATACTGTCGTTGAACCATCCGCGGCTCATTTTGTCGAGCAGCGTACTCTTTCCTATGCCCTGCGGTCCGGTCAGAATCACCATGCTGTCATATTTGCATCCGGGCGTCATTGCACGGGCAACAGCCGCAGTAAACGCCTTGCGGGTTACGGCGCGGTTGTATGCCGTGTCCTTTGCGCCGAGGTAGTCTATGAAGAGACTATCCAAACGAGGGACATTATCCCATTTACCAATCAGGCCGCGCAAATAATCCTTTACGTCATTGAATGAGTGCGAATTTGAATGGAGCGAAAGCGCACCGTCTATCTTTCCGTTGCCTGTTATCTTGTAGACCTTTTCGAGGTACCAGTACAAGCCGGCATTGTCGTTATCGTCCCACAGCCTGCGCTTGTCACGCTTATCCCAAGGGAGCGCCCCAAGCACCTCTCCGCGCCCGGCAAACTCGTTGAGTGCAAACTTTCCGACAAGCTGAGGGTCGTGTTCGAGCACTATACGCACATTGTCTATCGTGCCCTTTATGGCGCCGGTCTGTACATTCTTCTCAAGTAGTGTCATCCAGTCAACAGCGTCCTCTTCTTTGTCCGCTGCGACGCCCTCGAAGTCTTTGACTGCGCTCTCATAGCGCTCACGATCCATAAGTGTCGCAACGGCTTTCAGACCGCAGGCATATTTGCACATCTCGAGATAGGACGGCAGCCTGTTTGTCGGAGTGCCCGGCTGCGCTTCATCATCCAACTCAGCGTACTTGTGCAGGCGGACGAGGTCGAAAGCATTGACAAGGCGACCGCCGCAGGGGTCGGTGGCGTGGTGGCTGTATAAGAACTTGCCATCGTCATACAGCACCGCACCTCCGGTCGTAGAGCCTCCGAGGTATGTATATCGTCCGGGAGCGCTGTCAACAGGCTCATATATTCCGGGGATGAGTTCATCCATCGCCCGTGGGATGTCGTAAACGCGGCAAAAAGCACCCACAGTGCCGTGTTTATCTTCGGGGTCTCCCTGCTTGACTGCTAACTTTGTGAAAGCCTGCTGCCCCGGCAGAGCCGGCCATAGGGACACATCGTGCCAGTCCGAATATTGGGCAAGCACGCCGTCGGCAGACGCAAACGGCTTGTCCCCCACGAGATAGACATATTCGCTGTCCGCGCAGCAGCTCGGCCAATACATCAGCCGGCTCGGCTCAAAAGTCGTGGGATCTGTGAATTCAAGTCCGATAAGCTCCGCCATCTTGCGAGCTATCGGCTCATATTCATCCGCAGTCACTGTGCGGTCTAAAGGCAACAGCACTCTGAGTCTCGGTGCCGCCGGCTGATGCTTGCGCGTACTGTACACGCAATAGCCGCAGCCGAGTGCATCCACACGGCGCAGCACGTCATCCTTATGCCCCGCGGGTATGCTGTCGAGGTCGAGCGTGACAACATCCCTGCCTTGAACATTATTTGCTTTGCGGCGGTTGCCGAGCAGCGTACCGCCGACAAATCCGCCGACATCTTTCAGATCATCCTGCTGCGCCTTCTTGAAGTTCATATACTCTGCGAGGCTCTCCGTGCCTCGTGCCGGCACTTTTAGCTTCTCCCACAGTTCCGACACAAGCAGGGTCTGCGGATTCCACACGGTGGCGCGCCTGCTTGCGCCGTAAGATATGGTTATTTTTCGGTCATGTTGCATATCGTCTTCTCCTCGACCGTTAATCTTTTTTGAAGAATCCCCCGACCCAGCCGTCGGCGTTGAGCGGTAAGCCCGGTGCCCACGGTATCGGTCGGCTCATTATATCTACGACATCTTCAAGCGTCGCGGTGTCCGCACGGCAATCTATAACAACCTCGTCGTGGATGTGGAATACGACCGGCAAGCCCTTTGCCTCGAGGTTTTCAATAGCCTGAGCCAGGCAATCGCGTGCAACAGCTTGAACGCAATTCTCAACAAGCTTTCCGCCGTAGGTCTCGATGCGTTTCCACTTCTTTGTGGTCTGATCCATGCCCATATATGAAATGGACGGTCCGCCCCACTTGTTTTCTCCAATCTGCGGTGAGTTATAATACAGCTTTCGCCCGCTCGGAAGCAGAACAGTCAGATACTCGACCTCGTGCGCAGCATCATATTCACAAGACACAAGCAGCCTTCCAACGCCGACGCTGCTTCCGGTACTTATTGCCTCCACTGCGGCGGAATTCATCTTGTACCAAAGGTCGCATATACGCTTGTTTGTGTCGCGCCAGCGCTGCACTATATCGGGCAAATCATCTTCGGGTATGCCCATATCGAGAGCACCCATATTTATCAATGCACCCGCTCCGCCCTGATATCCGAGAGCGAGCTCCGCAACCTTGCCCTTTTGCCGCAGGGCATACTCAGGATTGCCCTTTTTTATTCTTTCGATCGGCACACCGAACATCTGTGAAGCTGACGCTTCATAGATTTTGCCGTGGGTCTTAAAAACATCAAGCCGCCACTGCTCCCCCGCCAGCCACGATATTACGCGCGCCTCTATGGCGGAGAAGTCTGCATCAAAGAGGACATTACCGTCTGATGCAACAAATGCAGTGCGTATCAGCTGCGACAGCGTATCCGGCACACTGCCGTAAACCAGTCTCAAATTGTCAAGTTTGCGCAGCTTTACGAGATTTCTCGCGAGTTCAAGCGGCTGTGTATATGTTCTCGGCAGGTTCTGCACCTGCACCAGGCGTCCTGCCCATCTGCCCGTCCGGTTGGCGCCGTAGAATTGCAGCAGCCCCCGAACGCGCCCATCCGGGCATACAGCCTGCTCTATCGCATCATACTTTTTTGTGCTCGTCTTACCGAGCTCCTGCCTTATCTCAAGCATGCGCTGCACCTCCGGGTTATCCGGTGCTTGCGCTATCATCTTTGCAACGGTATCTTTCCGCAAGTCCGTCACCTCTTCTCCGGTCTCCTGCTCAAGCCAGGCAGAGAGCTGCTGCACGCTGTTCGGATTACTCAGACCGGATATTCGAACCGCCTCTTGTGTCAGCCGTTCGCGCACGGTTGCGCCGATTTCAAGCGCGCCGTTCACCATTTCCATGTCCACAGCTACGCCTCGGGCATTGATAAGAAGATCTGTCTCCCACTGCCTCTGCAGCCAGTCCGGCACGGTAATCAGAGAAAGACGCCGTTCAATTTCCATTTCGGTCGTCACATCCTGGGCGTTATATTCCTTAAACAGCTCCCAGCGCACCGGGTCATGGCTCGGCAGATTTCTGCGCCTGCCGCCGTTGCTTTTTGTCGGCGTGCAGGGCACGCAAAAATACCGTATCAATGCTTTACCGGTGCTGAGTTTACGCTTATCCTCCGGCAGACCCAAAGCGCGCCCTGCGGCATCAAGCCCCGCAGGGTATCCCGCATAAAGCCCGTGAAACATAGTGCAGCGCCACTGTTCCGGAGGCAGCTGTCTCCCCATAAACTTGGAGAGGCAGCCCCATTCGAACGCTGCGTTGTATGCATGCTTCAGGCATTGAGGATCGCACAGCGCGTCCAATACCCAGCCGGGCAAATGCTCGCCCTGTGCTATGTCACAGCACACGGGCGAAGCACCGTTGAGAGAATAGGCGAAAAGCAGGATCTCGAAATCCGGGCTCGCTATATATTTTTGAGCACCGGCTTTAGCTATCGGCACACTTGAGAATGTCTCGAGGTCGATACTTAAATGATCCATTTCTTTTTCTATCTCCTTACATAGGCTGTCCGGTTATCGGGTTTATTTTAGGTACAAATGCATTGGTTGCGGGCTGTGCTATGGCAAAGCTCTGACCGAGACCCTCAAAGTCTGCGGCGGCGGAGGCTCCTCCCCCGAGGGGCTCTCCGTCACGAGTCTTGAGCACATTGCCGAGACCGCATCCGACGCCCTTGCTTCCTGCGCTGTCATACGGGAAGAAATTTACGGTTACACGAGCGTACATTCCGCTGTAAATATCCGACGGCGCAAGCTCGCAGTTGATGTTATCGATACCGACAACCTGCGGCTTGTTCTTGGTTGATGCCGTGATAACAAAGTGACCTTTGCACTCATCGCCATAGGGCAACCCGGATTCACGCAGCCCGTCGCCGTCGTGGAGCAGTGTCTTGGGTGCCGGATGCGCTCCACCCCATTTGCTGCTTACACCGTCATCATACGCTGCCTGCATTGATGCCTGAATGTCTGCGATGGTCGCGGTGTCCGTCTTAGGAATCAGCAAAGTTACACTGTATTTCGGGTCTCCGCCCTGCTTAGCAGCACGCGCAGTAATGAGGTTGCAGTAAGAGAGTCTGACCTCGCCTGTAAGTACTTTTGTTTTGATGTTCTGATACATGAATATATCCTCCTGTAAATTTAGTCATTGATTTGATAGCCGTTCTCACGGAACTTTTCGTTGAAGATTTCACACACGGACTCAATCTTTTTGAGCTTAGCCAGGCACTTTTTCACTTGCTCTGCAAGCCGTTTATTCGAAAGTTCCTGTTTTCTGATAATCTTCTTGTCTGTTATAGCGGTGCCATTTTCCCATCCCGGTGCCTGATATAGGTCGGAATAGTTTTTCTTGGCCGCGGCGACATCTTTTCGGCAATCTTCGCGGCGCTCACGTAAGTGTTCGTTCATGCGTATTATCGCGCCGGCATTTTCTCGGGACCACTTCTGCGCCAGCGCAAACAGGCTTTTGATTTTTGAGTTCGGTGCATTCTCGAAGAACGCCGGATAAATAACGACGACACCGTTACTGTGGTGTACAGAGAAGTTCTTCGCATTATCCATTTTCAACACCCGCAAAGTCTGCCGCTGCCGAGCTGTATGGTTCGCGCTTATCCGACTCCGGCGCGAGAGTAGGCTTCCCGAGCGGTTTGACAACAAAGCTGCCGAGCTTATCAGCGAATTCCGCCTTGCCCATGAGCTTCTCAAGCTCCGTAAGAGTCTTTGGCTTGCGGTCATATACAAGGGATTCATCATAACCGGCAGCAATTGCCGCAGCGAGCGCGGCGTCCTGGTCGCTGAATGTTCTTACGCTTCTTCCGGCAACGGCTTTCCATCCGGGGATGGACTCACCGCGGATAAGTGCCGAGAGAGCGTAATCTTCGAGATCCTTGTACCATTTCACAAGGCTCGCTCCACGAGCGAGGCAGTCCCCGATTTCTGCATCCGTCAAGGTGTGTATATCGTGCTGTTTGAATTCTTCCAATGCAAGGTTCTGTTCCGCTCTGGCCCGGCACGTCGCACGGGCTCGGCAGAAACGGCACCACTCGCCGGCGCAAAACCTGCCCTCGCCGGAGAATGCCTCCTGCGCTATCGGCTTGATGCTTTCGCCCCATGCGCGCAGTTCCTCCACAGTTATTGTTTCGGTGCTGACCTCTGATTGGATTCTCGGCTGGTCAATGGTCATGCTGACAAACTTGATCGTGTCTCCGAACACCGGCGCGTATCGTCTCAGCGCACCGAGCGCATAAAGCCTCATCTGCGGGTTATTTTCTGCCGAGACCGGAACACCCTGACCGTGTTTATAGTCCACAATGCTCAGTGTGTCTCCGCCTATCATGATACAGTCACAGGTGCCGTATCCCTCCGGCACATAGTCGCCAAAGTCAACGCGCACCTCTGCCGCCACATTCGGACGGGTACAGTACTGCATGGCTCTTTCGGACAAATGCTCTATGTACAAATCAGAGGTTTTGTCCATCTCGTCGTTATAGAGCGGCGCTGCCTTGAGTTTGTTGAGCTTTGCCGTAAAAGCCTGCGGCTTAATCTGCATGGTGAAATGCTTAATCACTTTGAGCTCGCATATTGCGTGCGCAAGTCTACCCTCTTCGGCATAGTGCGAGTTTGTTTCGGGGAACTGCGCTTCAAGCCTCGGTGCAGCGGTGCAGTGCAGCCACCGCGCAGCGGATGAAGCTGACAGCAGTGCATGTGTCTCAGGTGGCATATTTCTCAACTCCCTTCATATCTGCGCGCCGAGAGCACGCAACTTGCCGGCCACAGCGCCATATGTCTCGGGCTTAAGGTCCGTGATGGCGTTGACGCCGAAGTCAGCAAGCAGCTGCAGGAGCTCCGGCATCTTACCGGCGTCAACGAGCGTTGTTCCAGCATTCGCGAGCATCTCCACGGTGTACTGCGGCGCAGAGGTCGGTACCGTTGATGCCACGGGGTTAACCGAGGGCGTGACAGTCTCAGCAGGCGCAGGGTCGGCCGGAAGCGGCGTTACCTGCACTGTCGGTGCCTTGGGTGCCTCGATTACCGTTTCCGGGCGTTTGCTGCCTCCGCCAATAGCGGTCGCGAGCTTCTCAAGCACTGCGACGAGTTCCGTTGTCGGGGCAATAGTTACTTTCATTTCTAACATTTTCAAAATCCTCCTTAAGGTTATATGTTGTGCAGTCGCATCTCTCTCCGGGGTCAAGATTGGCACCGCAAAGAGGGCAAGTGTGATAGTAAGGCATATTGACAAACCTCCTCGGGTTGTGCTATTTTAGTAGTGTGTTATTTCGCACAGCCGTCTTCGCTGCCCACTCAGCGTTGGCGGCTTTTGTAATATGCGCAGTAATCGTCTGTCGGCGGTGATTCGCGAAAGATGCCGGTCTCGTGGGTGTACATGCACGCTGTGCCGTCCCAGTCGCCGCACGGCGCTGCCATGCGTCTGCGCCAGTCACAGCTGTTGCAAATCGCCATTTTGCGCCACGGGTCATTTCTCTGGCGCTTCGGCGCAGGCTTGGATTCCGATGTTTGTTTTTTGTCTGTCAGCCCCGCGAGATAGTCCATAGACACATCAAAGTGTTTGGCTATACGCACCAAAATAGGTAGCGTGGGGCTGCACAAACCATGTGCATACGCGGATACGGTGTTTTTTGCTGCGCCAATCGCTTTTGCAAGATCTTTTTGCGTGGTTTTTGTGTCGCGTATCAGTTCACGCAGGCGCGCGGCAAAGACTACCGTTTCAAATTCCCCTGTCGTTGACTTTTTCATGTTCAGGCACCTCCTTTATGCACGGTTTCAGCAATTTAATAACCTCATCTGACAGACTGCAAAATTCGTCTTTGTCCACGCCGGCAACGATGATTGTTCCGACAAAATCGCATCCGCAAAATCTACAGTTGTGTGGCAGTCCTAACAAGTTACCTTCTTCATTACAAATAATGACGGCGTCCGTCGATATCGTGACGGTTTCGATATAACCGCCGACCGTTTTCTGCAGGTTCTCCAGCGTGTTTGATATCCACACCACTCTTGCAGGTTTTTCCGGATCTTTTACTATGACCTTAATCTTTTTCTTCATGGTGTTTTACCTCCTTTCTGATTTTTGTTTTCAGCCTGTCCTCGAACGCGATAAACCTATCTTCTCTGCAAAAGCCGTAAAGCAGTAGTAATATACCGATGATTTCTATCGTTGTCCGTATTGCAAAATTCAAGGCCATAGTTCAGCCCTCCTTCTTTCTATATATCGGTCGCATACGCTATTATCACGGTCAAAGCCGTTAACCACCCCAGCACCGCCTGTAAACGTGCATATTTTAAGTTCTTAGGATTATCATCCAATTCCGGTATAATAAGCCCAATTAAATTTGTAAGCATACAATAGCTTGAACAAATTATCGGTATAAGAAGTAGCTTATTCATTCCCCTGCCTCCCCAAAGAACCTATGCCCACCGATGGTGCAAACATAGGTCTGCGACTCATGCCATTCGCTGCTCACAAGCGCCGGTGCGTAGAAGAAAAGTATCTTCGCGTCTGTCACCGTCTCGCCGGCATCAAAGACCGCGGCGACGGCTTCCCTCGTCTCTGCGTTCGGTTCTACCCGGCGGTCGGTGTAACCATACTCCGCAACTATCTCCACGGGGCGTTTGCCGGTCTTTTCACACGCATTTAAAATGCACTGTGAGACCGCCATTTTGCCATCAAACGGCTCGACTCCCGATTCAGCCATAACAACCTCGCATATAAGCTCTCGCTCGTCTGCGGTCAACCGGTAGCGTGCTGTGGGTATCTGCGCCGATACCATCGGTTCAGGCGCGGTAATCGGTTCTGTCTCCGGAACCGCTGCCGCCGCGAAAAGCAGGACGAGCGCCAGCACTGCGGCAATTGTTAAAAATCCTTTTGTCATTTTGATGTCTCCTTTCTGTTTTTGCCCTTAGCTCACCATAAGACCAATGTCTCCGCGCTTGAACTGCTCAAGCCGGTCAAGCCTAATGTGGTACGAGTACGACCCGCTCGGATTTTTAATCGCGATACAGAAGGTGCATTTTCCCTCCCTCGCGAGCAGACGGATCTGATGCGGCGGTATGTAGATAACCTCTCTCAGGTACATTGACGCCTCGTCGACTGACATAAGTGCCATTTTTTTACGCATGGTGTTTTCCTCCTTTCACGAGAGCGCTTTCAAGAAGCGTTCTTTTCCTTTTACGGTGATAAGCATCTGAACGCCTGTCCAGTCGGTCTTATCGTTGTATGTCTCCTTGACGGTGAACAGCCCTGAATCGACATGCTCCGCATAGGGCATCAGCCTGCCGCGCTTGTCGCGGTAAATGTATTTGTGATCTATAAGCCACTTTACAAAGTCATTCTGTTTTAGCCCGAGAAGCTTCGCCGTCTCTCTGATTCCGGTAAGACTCTCACGGTCGCACAGACCGTCAAAATATTCCGCTTTCGGCTGCATAATGGCGTTCTGAACTGAGAGGTTGGCGGTTTATAGCTTTAAATCTTTCAAGCCTTTCCTCAGCCATTCTGAGGGCTCTCGACATCACCGCTTCGGGTGAGTTCCACTTTCTTTCGAGCTGCAAGAAATACTGTCTCGCCTGCTTGCCTTTCTCGTTACGCTGAAGCATACAGATCTCTTTCGCCATATCGATGGTAAGTTGTGCATCGTCTACGGTTCTTGATACAGCTCTCGAACCTTCGATCTGAACCCGCTCATTTTTGAGCAGGTTGAAATCCTCACCAGCCGCAAAGCCGTATTCGCACATTCTCGGGAACCAATCTTTGTAGGCAGTTTTGACTTCCAAGAATTCGTGCAGGTCTCTCGCTAAGACCGTCGGTCTGTCGCTTTCATAGTTGATTTTGATTAACTCGTTCATTTATAAAGCTCCTTTATATTGACTTTTAGTCTTGAAATTTATATACTAAAAACAAAAAATGTTGAGGTGTGTCATGCAAGTTTCTAAAACAACGAATGTTACTCTCCCGGCATCTGCTTCCTGGAGAATCGAAAAATTTTCATTGCTTGAGCTTTTTAAGACTATTGAAAATGAGTACACCGCACTGATTCCGGCATCGGAGAATTATCGAACTACCGTAGTTGTCTGTCGTGACATAAGCGATGAGACAAGGTACACTTTAGAGGAATTTAAGAAATACTTTTCAGGCAGTGCGCCTTTTAAGTCTATAACTCTCCTGTGTACCAACGCACTCGAAGAGTCCGCGTACCTTTATCTTGATACCAAAAGCATTCTGTATAAGACTCCATATCAGTGCTACATTTCAATTTCTTCCTCAAGTCTCACAGAAGCAGAAGCAGAAGATTTTTTAAAGAAGATGACAGCACTTGCTATTCCGTTTTTATCGGAACCAAACGCAGCGCAGAACATCGAAGATTCCCGCATCCAACAGGCACCTGCTTCAAAGACTCAAGAGGAATCACGCAGTGGTGATGATAGCGACACAAACCACGACAGCCCAAACGGCAAGCAGCACAAGAAACGAACGGCTTTCTGGAATTCGGCTGATAAAGTCGATCGGATTATTGGAATTATAGTCGGTGTTCTTACGATTCTCTCTTTTTTCGGCATTCACAGTTGCACGCAACACAATGATAATTTGAAAAACCAAACATCCAGTGTTAATAGCGAAACAGATTTTACCTAACACCATATAGTCACACCCCCCCTCTTTCGACTTCCGGGCGAGTAGTTGCCGCTGCTCGCTCAGAAGCTTTTTTATTTGCTTCTCAAACTTTGTCATGGTCATCTCCTTTCTTCGACCCTCAAAGGTCGAGTATTTTTGAATGACCCATCGCGCTCAAAAGTCGCTTTAAAAGCGACTCAATGACCAAAAAAAATCGACGCTGGATTTTTGATGTCGAGGATACTTATCATAGCCTCTATCTCGTTGCTGTTAAGAACGCCTTTGTTGAGCTTGCGATTAAGCGTAGCTTCATGAATTCCCATTCGCTTCGCTACATCCGCCTGGGTCATCCCGTGTGCTCGTATTAAGCCTTTAATTTCATCCGTAGCTATCATATTTTCACCTCCTTAGTCGCTTTTTACGCTACTATACTAACATCCAAAAGAACACTTGTCAAGCGTTTTTGCAATATTTTTTCGCTTTTTAGTTGACTTTTGCTGCAAATCTGCTACAATGGTCATGGAGGTGCGAGATATGTCTTTAGGTAATAATATAAAATATGCACGAAAGGCCGCTGGCTTAACACAAGAGGATATTGCCAGAGAAATCGGCGTTTCCAAACAAACTGTCCAAAAATACGAGAGCGGCATCATCACCACTATCTCATCCGATAAAATCGAGATTATCGCGAAATTGCTCAGAACTACACCGGCTAAATTGATGGGCTGGGAAGACAACACATCAGCACAATCATTTAAACTTTTTTCTCCCAATGTAACTGATGACGTGGTTACCTTTCCGGTTCTTGGCAGCATCGCTGCTGGGTACAATGAGATGGCTATAGAGGACTGGAGCGGAGAAACAATAGATGTCCCGCGCTCTTTTCTCAAGGGACGAAGCAAATCCGACTTTTTTGTTCTCAAGGTACACGGCGATTCAATGTATCCCATATACCACACCGACGATAAAGTCCTCATTCTTCGGCAAACCTTTGTCGAGCGCAGCGGAGATGTCGGAGCCGTTATATATGATGGAGAATGCGCGACGCTTAAGCGTGTCGAAATTTTTGACGATATGGTGAGACTCAGTCCGCTTAATCCTTCCTACCCGCCTAAAGAATTGACAGGCGCAAATCTCGAGCAGTATCACATCATCGGCGTTCCTTATCTCCTCGTGAGAGAGATAATTAAAAACTAATTAAGAAAGCAGTCGCCCATCTGAGCGCGGTTAGATGAGGAGCAAAGTACAGATTATTGTAAATTTTTTTAATATTCTAAAAATATATTGAATATTTTAGCCATTTGGGCGTAAAATCTTGTTGTAACTGTGTTTCAGTTACATTAAAGGGGCTGTTTATTTTTTGAGTCAGATTGAAAAATTGGTAGAGCGTTTTTTGAGTATTCCTAACGACTTAACTTATAAGGAGTTTGTTAGTGTTCTTTCTCACTTCGGATATAAAGAATTCAACTGCGGCAGCACCTCTGGCTCTGCGGTTCGCTTTGTCGACGAAAATAATAATATTATCAATATGCATAAGCCACACCCACAAAAGATAGTAAAGCGATATGCTATAAAAGATGCTATAGCTAAATTAAGAGAGGATGGAAAACTATGAAGGAGAATGTAATGGAGTACAAGGGGTATTACACCTCTGTGCTCTATGATGCAGAAGACCAGGTTCTGCACGGAAAAATCGAGCTGATAAACGATCTCGTTACGTTCGAAGCCGAACGCGCTGACGAGGTTGAGAAAGCCTTTCATGAAGCCGTAGACGACTATTTGGAAATGTGCAAAGCACTATCCAAAGAACCTCAGAAACCATTCAGAGGAATGTTTAATGTAAGGATTAGCCCCGAATTACACCGACAGATTGCAATCGAGTCGTTAAAAACCGGTATATCAATTAATCGCATCGTTGAAATGGCAATTGAGAGACTATTCGACAACGTGCAAACTAATGTCATTGATGAGCTAAATGCGTCCGAACGTCGAATCAAAGAGGCTGTCATAGTTGCAAACAATACACTTTGGGATAATATTACAAGCACTAAAAACCTTTTGTCTTTGGAGGTAAAACAATGAATCTTTTTGATTATCTTAACGACAAGCCGGCTGTCGCTCTTTGCGCTGTCGACGCCTTAGATGACAGTGTCCTTAGCAAGCTGCCCTCACTCCAAATAAGCATTGGTGACAACATAGATATCGACACAGCGGAAAATCCGGAAGGGCAAGTGTCTGTTATATATTCAAGGCGCGTTTCCGCAACTCCAGAACCGCTTATTTCAATAAACATCTCATTTAGGATTATATGCACCCTGAATGACGAGGGAATGAAGCTCGACAAAAACGACATTTTAGAGCTGCTTAGAAAGGATAAAAAAGTAATATCTATGTGCGCCGCAAAAGCCTCGCTGCTTCTTTCTCAGCTAACAACCCTTATGGCCGGCAACACACCCATCGTTACGCCGCCAACTTTTGTTGACGATTAAATAAAAAAGAACCCCCGGTGCTGGAACACCGAGGGCTCAGGCATCAACACACACCATGCGTATAGAGTGGATTGATATAATTATTATATCATCCGCTCCAGCAAAACACAAGTAAAGGAGCGGATTTTTTAATGGCAAAGCGTGAAAACGGCGAAGGCAGCGTATATAAACGCAAGGATATCAAGCGGCGTCCCTGGGTCGTCGCGTTGCCGGCAAGTTATAGCCTGGACGAGCAGGGCAAGATGATTAAAAAGCAGGAAATCCTCGGGCACTACGCATCGAGCAAAGAGGCGAAAGCTGCTCTGGCTCACTACCTCGAACACCCGGTCACAGAGATAAACATGACCGTTGATGATTTGCATATGATATGGCTATCCCGCCCGGAGTATAAAAACATATCCAAACAGTCCCGGGATTGCTACAACGCCGCCTGGAAGAAGATTCCCGAAGATGTAAAGGCTATCAAAATGCGCGAGCTGAGAACGGAAGACATGCAGAAATGTATCGATGCATACAGCGCACAAAGCGGCACTTCGCTCTCGTATATAAAAATCACATTTTCGCGTCTTTATGCGCTTGCGTTGGAGAGAGACATTTGTTACAAAGACTATTCCAAATTCGTTAAGCTCCCAAAGAAAAAGAAAAACGAAATACATCCATTTTCCGCTGAAGAAGTGGAAAAGATAAAGGCTGCCGCACAAGCTAATGTCCCATACGCCGATATCATTCTCATCCTGATTTACACGGGATTTCGTATTTCTGAACTACTCGCCCTTACTCCGGATGATTACATAGCGGATCAAGCCTTGCTCATAGGTGGTCTGAAAACCGAAGCCGGAGAGAATCGTCATGTTCCCGTTCTGCCGGTGATTAAGCCGTATATAGAAGCACTTGTAGCAAAGCAAGGTAAAAAAATAGTATGTCGTGATGACGGCGAGGGATACAGCTCGAGCTACATGCGTAAAAAGTACTACGACTGCCTTGAAGAGATAGGAGTTAAGCGTCTATCCCCCCATTGCTGCCGAAAAACATGTGCAACAATGATGGTAGAAAGCGGTGTATCACCCGAAGCTACACAAATGATTCTTGGGCACGAAGAATACAGCACGACCTTAAAATACTATGCACTTGTATCAGACAAAACTCTTCATGAGGAAATGGCTAAGATATCTTAAAATCCGTAGTAATCCCGTAGTAACGCTCGATTTTTGTTTAGTGTTTATCGGCTACCACGCACATTCAAGCTACTATATGTTGTGCTTTTCTCCGCAATTTGCTATGTGTATGTACTACATACTTGACTTTTAATCAAGGTGTCCGGAGTTCGAATCTCCGATGGATCACCAAAAGAGAAGCCTTGAAGTCGTTGTGTATCAACGGTTTCAAGGCTTTTTTCATTTCTATTTCAATGCACTCAAAATGAAATCCGTAGTAACCCCGTAGTAACAGTAAAACTAAGTGTATTTGGATTTAGTATGATTTTGTCGCTTGCAATTATATAAAATTGTGCTATAATGCAACTAAAGGACCTCTGGGTTCCTATATCCTATTTCTTGTGGCTCTCGGTCAGACCGGGAGCTGCGTTCTTTATAAAGCAGAAAACCGGGCAGAGAAAAATCCCCTGCCCGGTCGTTTTTTAGTCCTAAGTTAGTCGCAAGTTACCCGCAAGTTAAATCGCTCCGAAGAGCTTGAGAATCTGTACGACCGCCCAAGCTCCATAAAGCCCGAGCATGTTCATGAGGTTAAAAACAATAGCAGTTATCATTTTGTTACCTCCTCTGTGACATCATCAAATCCGTAGTCTTTACGGAACGCTTCATTGAATTTGCTCACCGTGGCTTCTATCAGCATTTTCAGCTCAAGGTCGGTAATCGTTATGCCCTTTTCATTCAGCATCTCAACGATTGCTTCAGCAGCCTTATCATATTTCTCCTGACCGTGCAGATCCTTGTAGAGCTGCTCGATAGCCTCGACGCAGGTCTTGGCAACCGCTTTCTTCGTCTTGTCGTCAAAATACTTCTGAAAGAGCTTCTTCGCGCATACGCCGAGGTATGATGCTATAGCTGTCAGAATGGTGCAAAGGATGCCCATTCCGCAGCTGTCCCAAAATGCTTTTATGTATTCCATGTGCTTGTCCTCCTTATTTGAGCAGCTGATTTACTTTCTTCTGAACTTCGGCAGGATCATAGCCCGCCGCTTTGAGTCTGATTTTTCGAATCGCGCCATTGCCCCACTTACCGGCGATAACTTCACGGGCAACGGTGTCAACGGATTTTTTAGCCGGCTTTTTCTGACTGTAAACGATTTCATTTACACGCTTCTGAACCTCGTTCGGGTCATACCCGGCATTGCGCAGGCGCGTCATACGGTCGGCACCGTTGCCCCACTGACCGTTGATTACTTCGTGAGCGACCTCATCGACGGATTTCTTTGTGCCCTGAGGCTTCGTCTGTGCCGCGTCAGCGACATATTTGACATACGGCAGCTTACCATGCTTCGACCAGTTGCGGCGATTGTATCCTGCCTTGGTACAATTACAAGCAGTTATCTGCACTTTGTTTGCCCAGCGCGGCGTACACTCGACTGCAAGCCCTGACCCTATGTACACGCCGATATGCCCCGGAGACCACAGGGCTTCTCCGATTTCGATTTTGCTGAAGTTTGTGCTGATGCCTGTACACTTCTGGATCATCGCATCCGCATTGATATCCGGCACACCGTTCGAAGCGTACTTCGCGCCGCCGTAGGGCTTGGACTTATCGCCGGTCCAACCCCAAAGCACGCCCTTTATAAGGCAGACGCAATCAAAACCGAAGGTGTCAGCTGATGCCGCTTTTATCATCTTCTGTCTGCTCGGGTCTCTGTTGTAGTCGTTATTGTTGCAATAACGCTGTTTGTTGGATGCCGTAAGCGGTGCGCCGAAGCAGCCGTTCACATAAAGCGTCTTGTAGTGCAGCGCGATATCTTTCACCTTCGCTGCGAGTTCTTTGTTCGTCATGATAAATAACCTCCTTATTTTTTATAAAGCTGCTGTTCGATCGTATCGATCCTGTGGTGCGCCTGTTTGGCGGACGATTCGACAGAACTCAGCCGTTCGACCACCTTTCCTATCTGGTCATCTTGCTTTTCCTGCTTTCTCTTGATATCATCAACGCCACTTTTGATGTATCCGAGTTCCGTTAAAACGACACCATCTTTCTTGCCCTCGTCTTTGTTGTCACTTTTGCCGTTCCGCTTATAGGCGATATAGCCAAAGATTATTGCGCATATAGTCCCGCACGCACTAAGAATCGTCAAGAAGATGTTTACACCGCTCATGTAGTCACCTCCTCAAAGTAAATGCCCACAAGCTGCGACGGTACATAGTGCAGTATAGTACCTTGACCGTTGCTGTCGTCGCGTATGCACTTGTATGTTTTGCCGGCGTCAGCATAATATAGGTCCTTGAAATACCGCATACCGGCAGCGGCCGTGATAGGATTATCAATTGTGCCGTCTTCGTCTACCGTCACACGTTCCCAGCGTGCGGGAGTCACACTCGGACGCCATGTGGGATTGGCGGATATCGCGTTGTAGCAGCGATATAGATTTCCACCGTCGCGCACCCTGTCGCCGATAGAATAATCTTTTTCGTCGCTCCACGGTTCAAATAGGCTGATACTTGTCAGAGCTTCGGCGTTTGTCAGCTTCGCGGCGGCTCTTGTTATCATCTCGCGGAAGCGTTTTGCCTGCGTCCGTGTCATATATCCGCACCCCCTGTGATAATATCCAGCGCCTCGTCCGCCGATATATCTTCGGGCGGCTCGGCGGCCGTCCAGATTTGCTTTATCTGGGATTCAGTCTCCGTCCACGACTCGGTGTAATACCCGCCGTCGGACGGATATTCCGCCGTGATTATCGGCTTGTATCCGTAGTGCAAAAGCAATGCCGGGTCGTTTGTGAAAACATCGCCCTCGCTTGTTTTTATCGGTCTCGGCGCACCGTGCAGAGCACCGCCGACCAGTTTTCCGTATATCATATTTTCACCCCCATGTGAAGCTGCCCGCGCCCTGATTATAGAGCGCCGTTTTGCCTATAAGATCATAAAGGCACGGCACACCGTTTGCATCGAGACACGGGACAAGCTGCTGTGCATCGCCGTCAGTGTAGCCATACAACCGCATAACAGCCTTATTGCCCGACCAGTTGTTGTTGCCGACGTCAAATATCA